GGATTGAAACAGTTAGCTCATTTACTTTCTATGAAGCATTTGGCACAACTGCAGCAATATCAGTTACAAGATACGTCAGCGGTAATAAGATTTACGCAGAATCATCCACATACGATGTGCCTAGTTTCCAACCTGCTCGAGTTGTAGTAAACGATATCGAAGTAGTAGACACTGAACTACGAGGTCATACCCTAGTGGTGTTAGACTCATATGGCAATGTTGTTACTGGACCCACACAGTATGACACATGGGTCGATCCTGCTAATTTAACCACACTAGCATCAGCACTAAACGGTGTTGCAAGCGGTAACATTGTAGTGTTAGTAGTTTATGACGCTAGTGCATTAAACGCTAGTGTGCGTTCTGCTATCAACACAGGCTATGGATCGACTAATAGTAATACGTGGACAGCAAACAGAAGAAGTCATATCTTTATTGGAGAGAAAGTATAATGGGCGTTCAGAATCCCAACAGCACAAACTATGTTCACCCAGACGAACCTAATCTTTTAAACCTGCACAAGTCCATGCAGTATAATGTCGCTGGACAACCGCAGATGCGTGTCCACGTAGACGGGATTAGCCTAGAAGGTGATGTAATTGTTGAAAGAGTTAGACTGTGGGATGGCACCAATGATCTACTGTTTGATTCGTCAGTTAACGATGGCGAAGCATCACCAACTGTGGTATTGCCTACAGAAAACCATAATATGGTGTACAACGGAAGCACGTGGGACCGTATGCGTGGCAACATTTCAGATGGGTTACTTACACAGATTAGCAACGACTATCTGGCTATCAGCAAAGACACAAATGCCAACTCAGACTCTAATAGAATATTTGTAAATGCTAGTGGCACTGTAGAACTAGGTGCGACTACACTATCAGCATTGGAAAACATATCAGCAACAGTTAGTGGCACTGTAGAACTAGGTGCGACTACACTATCAGCATTGGAAACTATCACAGTTGGTGGAACTGTAGAACTGGGTGCGACTACACTATCAGCGTTGGAAAACACTACAGTTACTATATCAGGGACACCTACGGTCAACATTGGTACAATACCAGAAGTAGAAATTAAAAACGACAGTGGCAATCCAATTGCTATTTCTAAAAACAGCACAGCAAACTCTGCTGCTAATCCTATCAATGTCAGTGCTGTTATTACAGGTACAGTGACTTCAACTGTAGTAGATGGTGCAGCAGATGCTTTTGGTAGATTAAGAATAAGTGAAGCATTTACCTTAGGTGATTACAAGCACACATATGGTATTGATCCTAACTTTAGGGACACACTGTCTAATGGTGGAACTGTAACTCACATTGCTAATCAAGCCGCTGCAAGATTAGCAACTACGAATAACTCTAGTAGCCGTGCTATTCATCAGACAAAAATGTATCACAACTACATGCCTGGTAAAAGCCAACTAATCAAAAGCACAATTAACTTCTATACTGCCACAGCAAATGTAACCAAACGCACGGGATACTATGATGATCTTAATGGCATTTACTTTGAGCAAAATGGAGCAGGTGTATTATCATTTGTTATTAGAACTGACACCAGCGGCACAGCCAGCGATGCTCGCAGAGTGATCCAGTCTAACTGGAACAAAGATAAGTGTGATGGCACAGGACCAAGTGGATTTAACTTAGACATTACAAAAACACAAATTTTCTTTATTGATTTTCAATGGTTGGGTGTAGGTCGTGTTCGTTGTGGATTCGTTCACGATGGACTAACGATTGTAGCGCACGAGTTTTACAACAGCAACAACTTGTCTACAGTCTATATGAGCAATCCTAACTTACCAATTCGCTGTGAAATCTTAAACACAGGTACTACTACTGGTGGATTCTTTGACCAAATTTGTTCTACTGTCATATCAGAAGGTGGTTATGTAGAAAGTGGTATTGACTTTAGCGTTGACAGTGGTCAAACATCGCAAAGCGTTACTGTTGCTAATGGAATGTATCCTATTGTTGCTATCAGATTGAAGAATACATTTAGAGGATATCCTAATAGAGTTATAGCACGTTCAGGTAATATAAATGTCTATGCCGAAGAATATCCGGCATACTGGGCAATATTTAAGTTATCTGGTTTATCCGATATTACCTTGTCAAGTGCTACTTGGACTTCTGCCAATGCTGACTCGGCAGTGGAGTATAGTTTAAATGCTACAGCATTTACTGGTGGCGACAGATTAGATGGTGGAATTGTAGGAACAACAAGTCCTGGCGGTTCAGCGAAAGGCACAGGCACTGCACCTGTGAATCAACCAAGCAACGCTAAGAAAAACTTTATCGCACAGAATCAAGACAGTACTGATAGCGAAATATATGTAGTCTGTGCAAAAGCAATCGGCGGAACTAGTAAACTATGGGTTGACTTTCAATGGCGAGAGATTTATTAAGAGGATAACATGGACTTTTTAACATTAGTGAGCGAAGTAGGATTTCCGATAGCAGGTTCGTTAGCTGCTGGAGGATTTGTCTTTTTGACACTAAAGTTCATCCTGGCTGGCGTAACAGGCGCAGCAACCACTCTTAAAAATATCATTGCACAATTAGACAATCGTGTTCAAACCATGAACAACGACCTAGTTAAGATTGACGCATTATTAAGTTATACATTGGGTATTAAACCTAACGTAGATCGTATTGCTGCCAACGAAGGCAAAGAAGATGCGAGGAGAGACTAATGGAATTTGATATAGCAACCGCAATCAAAGACTTTGGATTCCCTATCATTGCCGCATGTGGCATGGGATACTTTATATTCTTTATCTGGAAATGGGTGACAGAAGAAATTGATCCAGTTCTAGGTGCTACAATGGGAACACTTATTAAACTTGTAGATCGTATACGCATGTTAGACAATGACATGATACGTATGAACATGAAGTTAAGTATGGTGTTAGAACACAGACATTTGCTGGACAAAAATCTCAGTCAAGAACAGAAATTAGAACTTGATGCTATAGTCGACAAATATCAAACTCGTAGTAAGCAGTTTGACAGCACGGGTCAAAGTAAACCCGCAGAGCCAAAAAAAAATTAACTAAGCCACGCAAAGTTAAAAAAGTGTTTAATTATTTGAAAAAAAATAAAATGGTAATTACATTTTTGGCAGTAGTAATTACAAATTCAATAGTGTTTTTTGTATTACCTTAACCAATACCGCTCTACACATTTATGACACTATATCAAGTGGTGTAGAACAAAAGGCACAAGAGTTTTTAACTACATCTTGTGCCTTTTATTGATTAGCGTTCGATTTTCTTGAAATATTCCTTACCTGGAACACGGATAAATTTCTTATCAGTTTGTTCCTTGTTAGGATTTTCGATAGTCACCACAGTCTTTCTGCCCGCACGATGTGCTTTGAGCTGATTCATAAGACGATCAGCAGGATCTTTGCTAGCAGTTTTCATTGAAGATTGACGAAGACCTTGTGAGATAAAGCCTTTTGATTTGCCGCCCTTTTTTGCCATTGTAACTCTCCTATTGGCTATGTTTGTTTACATTTGTTCAATATAGCGACGGTTTAGTAGTTTGTCAACTAGATTATTTGAACATTGTTACTAAACTAGGACCAAACGAACTTGCTGCCCAACCGATTGCAACAATAGCCGCAATGCCAACTGCTAACCATTTCATTTTGAAATCATCAACTGTCATCTTAAATGCTACTAGTTCGTTACCTAGCACTCTTACTGATATTTCTAAATTACCCTTGTCGTCGTTATCCATTATCTTCCCTTCCCTGCTCTTGCAACATAGTTATTTACATTAAATCGTTGACAAATGAAAAATCCGTTATAATGTAAATATGTTGTAATATGGAGATACAACTATGAAAAAAATACTATTAGCACTTGCACTAACAATTGCCGCAACATCTGCATTTGCACAAGAAAGCAAAAGTTTCGAAGTGTGGGGTAACGTAGTTGACATGGAGTCAATTTGGATCAAAACCCAACAACCGGTGCAAAATTGCTATATTGAAAATAGAACTACAAATAACAACAATGCTGCAGGCGGTGCGCTTACTGGTATGATTATCGGCGGACTACTTGGCAAAGGCGTTACTGGTAAGGATGATGGTGCTATTGCAGGC